GCTTAAGTCTATCGCTTTGAAAATCAGTATATTTGATAATCCTGTTGGTCTGTTGGTCTGTTGGACGGGAAAACACACACTTTAATTAGTAAATTTATGATTACGACTAAAATTAAAATAGAACCTTATCTCGCGGAATATATACGCGGAAAATACTTTGATTCCGAGAAGGGGACCGTAAGGATTCCTAATTCGTCTGATTTATATATATGGATTTATGACTTGCTGATTAAACGGCCGAAAGATTCACCGGTTGATCATGGTAATCTTGAATTTATGCTTCCTGATCGACGGCTTGCCAATTATTCCGGTGGAAAATCTCCGGAGCAATTTAATTATATCAGCGCACATGGGTGTAAGGTGCTGGAGAAAAAAATATCTATGATGATGTGGGCCGAACTTCATGACAAAATGGACGAGGATAAACATCGGCTCGGAATTCAGTTTAAAGACTCGTGTTATGAGTTTATCACCAAGTATTCCATCTCTTCTATTTCCGAGGACGGATTGTTTAAAAATTATCAAAGATGGCGGGATACCTGTAAGCGCCGACAAACGAAACGGTCATATGCGAGAAAATAGAACTTTTATTTACCTACATAGTAGGCCTTTTTGTCCTCTAAGCGGCGGTAAAATGTCGGTTTTTTGTCGGTAAAGTGCGGAATAGTTGATAATCAACAATTTATAACATTTATATGAATAAAAACATTACTTCTTCGGCATGTAATCTTAGACTAATTGACATAAATAAGATTACCTCGTTCGCTATTTGCTTTAATCTTGCAATTATTAAATATAGCGAAAATGGATTTCAGATGATAGACCTTGTTCCGGGATCACTCAAGATTTCCGACGCGATCAACACGGAAAACACTCCGTATTACGAAAAAAAACATACTTTTAAGAAAGCAGGAGTATCGGCCGAAACATCCCGTTTCCTTGATATAATGACAAAGCAACGTTTTGTAGCATTATACACGGATGAAAAAGGTAACGAAAGAATTTCAGGTACGCCGGATTATCCCTTGTCGCTATCATATTATATTGATGAGGGTTTATACAATGTTACATTAGCTGGAAAAAATGCTCATCAGGATGTTTTTCTAAAGGTGTGAAGTCCTTTTTTTATCTGTGTGAAGTGATTTTATTTGTATCAAAAACAAATAATGGACAAACTTCAGAGCTTTTTTCAGGACGCTTGGGCGATTGATCCGGTTTATCATCGTCGGATGCTGTCGGTCGTTTTGCCTATGATAACCTCGGGAAATTTAAAAGCCGCAGAAAATCAACTCTCCAAAAATAAGATAAAGGCGTATGCCTCTACTCCTTATTTAGCCGATAAATGGGATTTGAATGATTCCAATTTACCGGATAATAGTATTGCCGTCCTTAAATTGGATGGAGTTCTCTATTCTTGGGATACTTTCAATTTCGAAGATTTACTTCGTATGATTATGAGCAATAACAAAATAGTTGGAGTCGTTGTCTATATTAATGGTCCGGGCGGAATGGTTACAAACGTGGACGTCGTCGAAGGACTGATATCCAATTATTCAAAGCCGATAGCCTGTTTTATTTCCGGCATGGCTTGTTCGGCCCATTATTGGATTGCATCTGCTGCCGATCGCACATTTATTGCTTCCCCTATGTGCATCATCGGAAGTATAGGTGTTTTTATGGATTATGCTGACTATAAAGGTATGTACGAGAAGATGGGTATAGATATCCGAGAAATTTACCCGGATAGTTCTGACCTTAAAAATTATGAGACTCGGCAGATTGCCGATAACAACAATGAGGATCCTTTAAAACAATCTCTTGAAATTATCTGCAATAGATTCTGCCTTGCTGTGTCTAAAAACATCGGAATACCATATAATCCGACAAATGAATTTTTTAGAGGGAAAACATATACCGGAGATGTCGCCGTTGCAAATGGATACATCAATCAATTCGGAACGCTGGAAGATGCAACGGCTTGGGTGTTAGCTCAAGCAATCGCAAAACAAGTAAATAATATCTATTAATTAATATTTTATTAAAAACGTATGAATAATCTAAAAGCATTTGCTGCCTCCATTATGGCGATTTTAGGACTCGCGGAATGGAGTAAGGTGGAAGGAAAATCGACTTTGTCTGCAGAAGACAAGATTAAGTTGAAAAATTATGGCTTTTCCGACGTTTTTGTCTCTAAGTTTGCCGAAGAACTTTCGGCAGATTTTAAGGATAAAAATGAACCTGAAGGAAAAGAGAACAAAGACGATGGTAAATCGAAAACAAAAGCCGAAGAAGCAGTGAATGCTGCTCTACGCGCTACGTTGGCTGATATGACCGCTCGGCTTGCTACCGTTACGACCCAATATGAAGATTTGAAAAAATCCGATGGGTCCAACACCGAAGCCATCTCTAAAAAGGATCAGGAAATCACTACCCTGAAAGAAAAAATCACCGCTTTGTCGGCAGCTGCCGAAAACGATCCCGGAAAGGGATCACAACACTCAAATGAAGTGGCTAAAAAATTAGATCTTAGCGACGAAAAGCAATTAGGAGGTTTTGAAGGTGAAATGTTTTCACTCGACCGCCCGTATAATCTTCGCGCAAAAGCAAAAATGTTGGAAGCTCGCGGAATGATGATGAGCGTGAAAGCCGAGAGCTCTTTAGACTATTCGACCTTAAAGGCCGATCTTGGTGCTTTTTATCAGGTACCTTGGCAAGATCGTTTACAATCACTGCTACAACAGTTGCCGACGATTGAGAGTATTTTTCCGCTTGAGTCGGGATATCAGGATTTAGCTGTTTTGGTAAATGTTTGGCTTGGCGAATTCTCTCAAGCAGACAATACGGCTTCCGATTTCGATAATGTCGTAAAAGGGAATTATGAGTTTGGCGACGAAACGCTCCGGATGTTTAGCGTCATGTTTGCTCATAAATTCAAGAACTTAAAAGAACTTGAAAAAACGTGGATCGGCTCTCTTAATAAAGAGGGTAGCGGTGTGATCAAGTGGTCATTCATCGAATTTATTTTGGCCGAGACTTCCAAAAAGTTGTATAACGAGCGCGAACAACGCCGTATTAACGGTGTTCGTAAGGACCCGAATCTAAATACCCCGGGCCGGTCGTTAGATGCTGCAGATGGTGTCTATGAGTTTATCAAAAAGAAAGTAGACGGTTTTGTCGACATTCATGGCGGGAAAACCGTCTATCAGATCAAACCTTTTGAATTGGGTGAAATTACCGAGGCTAACATCGGAGAGAAAGTTTATCAAGGTACATCCATGATACCGGCGGTTGTTCGCGACAGCGGTAATTTGGTGTTATATATGCCTTCGCATATGATTGTTTTGTATCACAAATACAACGAGCTCCATTACGGAAATAATCAGGACTATAAAGCCGACATCATGTTCGTTAAGGAATATCCGTCGGTTAAAATTAGTCAGGTCCCGAATGCGGATAACCATTCGCGTTTAATTTGGACAATTGATGGGAATATTCACACCTACGAAGATCGTCCCAACGAAATGACCAGTTTTAATTTGGAACAGCAAGATTGGACACTCAAGGTTTGGTCGAACTGGAAAGAATCCATTTGGGCACAAGCTGTCGGATACAAATACACAAAGAAATCTGAGATGGATTACAGCCGTCAGCTTATCTTTGTCAACGAAACCGATTATCCATCTTCGTATTTCATCGAAAGTAGCAAAGATGCCAATCCGGATGCTGCAATTCATTCATCGATTGTTACCGTGGCCAATACTAACTTATTTGCCATTTCGGATATTGATAATGCAGAAGTAGGTGTCGTTATTACGCTTAAATGTGGCAGTATAGATAAGGGTATTTCAATTTCCAAAGCAGACAAATTCTCTTTGATCAGCGGCGATTGGAATCCGGCAGTGGGTGATACAATAAAAATTATGAAACGTGCCGATGGCAAGTTTATCGAAATCGAACGCGCTACAGCAGCTGCTAACGAATTGGCTTTTGATGCCGATGCGACTACTCCTTCGCTTAAAAACGCTACGACTTTTGTAGCCGGAACGAACACGAAGGCCACAGCCATTACGAACTTTACGGACGCTAACGAAGGCGACGTATATACAATTTACGGTTCTGGAAGTAATTTTGCATCCACCATCGCTAATAGCGGAAACTTTGTTTTAACTGCCGACATATCCTTAACGGAAGGTCATTATATCAAGCTTGTTAAGTCCATTGACGGTAAGTTCTACGAGGTAGATAGAGGTTAATTAACCGGAAGGCCGGAAACGGCCTTCCTTTAATTTTTTAAAAATGTACGTTAAAGCTTCAGTGAAAAGACCTTCCGGTACACCCGGTAAAGGCATAACCCTACAAGACCAGATGATTATTATAGATGTGGACGATGTTCAATCGTTTCCGTCTCGTAATGCCGCTGGAGTAGTTATTGAAGGCGACATGGTAATGAAAGCCGGCAAGTATGCGGTTGGATTATACATGACGCCCGGAACAACCGAGGTAACAAGTAATTCGGACGGTGATACCGATGCCGAAGGATTTAAACCGCAGGTAAAATTCGCCCATCCCGGAAACGAGCAGGAAGTTCGCGAATTCAAGGCCAATTGGCTTGGCAAAAAATGCGTTATTATCATGCGTTATTGCAACGGCAAATTACCCGATTTAATCGGATCACCGTGTAATCCGGTAAAATTAACCGTTGCTTATACCGGCAGTAATGACGCAAACAAAAACGAATTGACTTTCGAACAAATATCGAAAGGTGACGATATCGCCATCTATTCGGGTTCGATCACGCTCGAGGAACCTGTTGCAGTTGTGGCCACCGGTGCAACTGCGGTCCCTTACAGTGCCGACGGTCAATATCAGCTAACAGCCGGAGCGGCCAGCATCGCTTCTGTAACGGGCGGAGTGCATGGTTCGGCTATTACGCTTTTAGGTGTATCCGGCGTAGCACCGACTATTGCCAAGGCTACCGAAGGTTCTGAGTTTGTTTTAAAGTCGGGAAAAACATTCGTGGCTTCAGACGGCTCTCAGATAACATTCAAGGCTTTCGACGATGGCGGAATAACACTTAAATGGATTGAGGTGTCTCGTTACGAGGCTTAGTTTTTATTAGGGTAATAAGATTGATTTGCAGAGACCGTAGGCAATTGCCTGCGGTCTCTGTCCTTTTTTTGCCTATTTGCTTTATGCATCTTTGTTTCACAATATTATTAACCAATAATTACCAAAAAATGAAAGAAGAAATAATTTCTTATTTAGAAGGGCCTCGTTCATTCGACGAAGGCGTAGCGTTATATGAAAAATTTGGCATTAACAGAATGTTAAAAGCCCAATTCAGGAGAATGGGAATCACCTCGTTAACTGCGGCCACCTTGATGGAAGAATTAAGGAAATTAGCCGGACTAACGGAAAAAGAATTTAAAAACATGTCTCGTAAAAGCCATGTCCCGGCCGAAGAGAAAAAGGAAATTATCAAAAAGATATATGCCGATGATGTATTGGAAGAGATTGCTGATAAATTCGGTATAACGGTTGATGAATTGGTATCTGATGATTTTGTAGAGAAAGTGACTTCGTCTGGAGAGTATGCAGACAAGATCGATGAACTGGAAGAAGAACTCGAAAATGTTAAGTCCCTGTATAACAATATTTCGGATACGACGAAAAAGACGATTCGATTCCGTGAATCATTCCCATTTCTTAAAGAACCGGACTGTCCGGATATACTCAAGGTGTTGGTAGCCGACATGTTTACGGCTTACGGAAAGTATCGTGAAGCACATGCCCAACTTGCCGACATGCCCGATGATGCCGAATTACAGGAAACGGCGAAACTGTCTGAAGAAATTGTAGAAAATTTCTTGGCTAACCGTGAAATTTGGGATGAGCTGGAATTTTATCGTGACAATCACAGTTTGCTCGGCAAATGTGATAAAGTAAAAGAACTTCAGGCTTCTGAAGATTTAAAAAACATGAGCGATATCGATTTGATGACAGCTCGCAACAATGCCAGCGCCAATTTGTCAAAGGCTAAAAAAAGAATTGAAAATACGGAGGATACCGACGAAGATAGTTTAGTTACGGCTAAACAATTACTCGAAAAATGGGATGTGGCCAAAAGTCAAATTGAGGCCGAAATCGACTCTCGTAAAAAAAATTAGTTTCTGATATTCACAGTAACCTGGTTAGGCGCTCTCGGGTCGTGAAGATGCGGAGCGCCTTTTCTAACGCCTGTGATCGGAGAGAGCTGGAATATCAGTTAAAAGAATTAGAGGCACAAAGCGATTTAATGACTAACAATCTGCGTGTTTTAAATGGAACTTATCGGGAAAATGACGGAACGAATCCATCTTGAGGATGATCAGAAGATGGATGTACAGCGAATGGCTTCACTCGGCTATTCTACTGTCGATATGTCGATGTCGATCGGACTGTCTCCGGAAGATTCTATGAAATTTATTCAGGACTCGATGGACTCAAGTTCCCTTGTTTATTATCTTATCAGACAAGGGCTATTAGTTTCTCGCGCGGCTCCGGAAATCAAACTTCACGAGGCTGCGGAAACGGGCGATGTGGATGCCATTAAACAGCTTGAATCGATGCGTCGTCGACATGCTTATGAAAAAATAATTTCTGATATGGATAATGATGAATTTGCCGGATAAACCGAAACGGTTTGATTTTGATAGAATGGATATCACTCAGATACAAAAGATATTGTCATCCGGTGATATGAACAGTCTTCTGCCCGAGGAGCAGGAATATTATAATTTAATGGAAATGGTTCGCGGCTTGAATGCCCGAATGCGGATAGATGGTCGGGTTGTTACCAAGGCAGGAATTATTAAGCTGCTAAAATCGGATCCGTATAATCTTTCGGACTGGATGGCTCGCCAAGTGTACGCCGATTCTCTAAATTTTTTTTATATACAGGATAATGTTAAGCCCGAGGCGTTCGCTAATTTATACGCTGAAAAGTTAGATAAATGGGCGGATGCATGTTTCTTAGCCGGTAATGTAAAGGAGGCAAAAAGCATGGTTAAAATGGCGGCTCAACTTCGCGGATGTTTCAGAGAAAAACAAGCCGAAATACCCGATCAATTGCTGAACCAAAAGCCGGTTGTTATTTATACGACTAAACGAGAGGATTTAGGTGTACCTGAAATTGATCGGAAGGAACTCGAAAAATTTATTGATGATATTCCGGATATCCCCGTTATCGTCAGAGAGCATGTAAAGGAAGATGCGCGGATAAAAGGAATGGACCTCAAAGAACGAATGCTATATGACATCAAGGAATTCTCTGAAGAAGAATGACGACGTTGCTGTAAAATACGGACACATTCTTCAGGTGCTTACAGATTGGATAGATGTAACCGTTATGGCCCTTATCGGCGGACGTGGGTTGGCGAAATCGACAGTCATTCAGGCAAACCGTTCTTCCCGATGCGTTTACGACATGCCGGGTGGTGCTTTTGCTTTTATATCTAAAAGCTATTCAAATCTTGAAGAAAATATTATGCCGGCCGTACAGAATGGATGGAAACTGCTCGGGCTTATTGAAGGTATTCACTATATAAAGGGCATTCGTCCGCCCGAGTCCTGGAGGGATAAATGCTCGGTCATTGTCGACGATTATCACCACGCTTATTCGTTTTTTAATGGATGTGTTATCTTTTTGGGATCGCTCGATAATCCGTCTCTGCTAGCCGGTAAATCAGTATTACATATCTTTTATGACGAAGCGAAATTCGATAACCCGATTAAAGTAAACAGGGCGATGCCTATATTGCGTGGCGATGCCATTCAATTCGGACATAGTCATTTATTCCTCGGTCTAACAATTACTTGCGATATGCCGGATATTACCGAGGGCGAATTCGATTGGTTCTTTCGCTATGTTTCACAAATGAATCCGGATAGAATTATTAAGATTGCACAGACTGCTTCCGTGCGTAATGAGTTATTAATAAAAAGGGAACAGGCACGTCGACGCATGAATGTTTCTTCTTCCACACTTAGACGCATTGATCGCGATATCGAATATTACGATCGCGCATTGCTGAAGTTACGAAAGGGACAAACATTCTTCTTCAATGCCAGTTCGTTTGTAAATGTCGATATCCTTACACCCGATTATATCGAGCGTTTGTACAATGGCACGCTCGAATTGCATGAGTTTATGAAGTCGGTACTTGGTATGCGTCCGGGACTTCGGCGCGATATCCGATTTTATCTGCAATTCGGCGAACGGCATAAATATGTAAATGGTACTGCATCGGGAGAGGCTGCCTATTCATCACGCGAACTCAAGTTCTTGCATGCCGATCGTCCCATCGATGGGGGTATGGACTTTGGTAACATGTTGTCTCTGGTGATTGGACAGAAGGACGGATCACTTTATCGTATACACAAAGACATATACGAGATACCGCCTCGTTGGTTCAGGGAACTGGCCGATCAGTTCCTTGACTTCTTTAAGTATCACAACTGCAAAGAAATGGATTTGTATTATGACCGGGCAGGCAATAACTTTCAACGGCAAAAAGAAGATTATGCAACAAAGATAAAGGAGGCTATTGAGATTGATGTTAATGGCATACGCACCGGTTGGGTTGTTAACCTTAAGTCAAGGAAGCAATCCATTATACGCATGGATGCGGAGTACGACTTTATGCAGGAACTGATGAGTGGTAATAATAAGGCACTGCCTACATTGGTCATTGATGCACTCAACTGCAGGGAGTTGATCAGTAGTATAGAGAAAGCACCTGCCGAGATTAAATATAGTGGCCAACAAAAATCAGTGGTTAAGATAAAGAAGTCAGAGAAGTTGGCACCTAACAAGTTGCCTATGAACTCTACTAACTTCAGTGATGCGTTTAAGTATCTAATGATGCGATCAGAGTGGCGCAAGTGCGTCAAAGGTTCACAGCGACCAGGTCCTGAACCTTATGTCCCCGGTTTTTGAAAATTCGTAAAATCAAGGCAATTGCCTCGTTGGAGGCATTCTGTCATATTTCACGATTTTCGGACCGAGGCAATTACTTTTTCGATTCTGAGCGTTTCAGTCTACATTCGAAGCCATTTTCGCAATTTTTTTTCTTTTTCATGTTTTTTGTTTGTGTTTCAGTCATTTAACTGCCAAAACACCAAAATTTGGTATGTTTTTCGGGTAGTTCTTCGCATTTTATCGCTTATTTTGCTATTTTTTTTAAGGGAAACATATTATTTTTTATATTTTTGCTGTAATTAATCAATTTGTATTAATCATGAAAAGAATATTTGTTATTTTAACGTTCTCGATGTTGACCATTATGGCCATGGCACAACAACCGCGTAAAGTATATTGTGAAATTGTAGGTATTGGGAATACCTCTGGTACTAAAGTATCAAAGATTGAAGTTGATATGGGACAGAACTCGAAAGCATGGAGTTCTAAAAGTCGTGTATTGGTTGATGAGCAAAACAAGAAGATAGAATTTAACTCCATGATGGATGCGGTGAATTATTTCAGTAATATAGGATGGAGTTTTATTCAAGCTTATGCCGTTGCTGAAACTGCGGGGATAAGTAGAGATAATATTTATCACTACATTCTTTGCAAGGAAGTGACAACGGATGATCAGGTAAAAGATGGTATTAAATTGAAAGAGTGAAATTATGTTTTTTTATAGCATTATAAAAATAGTGACTATTTGATAGTCAATAAAATGGCTATTTTTTTACTGGCATTTTTATTGCGTTTACTTTTTGCGCTGTATTATTTATGTTTTCAATTCTACTGATTGCAGGTTGTTTAACGGAAGACATTGAGTTTAAATTATAACTTTCAGCCTCAAAAATAATGCCAATTATAATCATTATTATTAAT